CGAATCAATCGGACGACACCAAACAGGTATTCATTGTCGGCGTGCGCAGTGGCAGACGCGAGCGGCATGCAAAGGTGCGCGCGCACGGCGGCGGCTCGCAAGTCATGAACCACGACGCGTATTACGCCGCCTGGGTGGAGTTTGGGCACTGGTACGTGCCGGCAGCGCCTGACAACCTCATCTTGCGGGCGCGCCGCAATCGCGCGCGCAGGCCGGGCGGAGTATTTGTGCCGGCGAAGCCCTTCATGCGCCCGGCATTTGAAGCGAAGAAGCGCGAAGCGGTCGACGCGATGGAGCGCTACCTCAAGAAGCGCTTGGCGAAAGAGCGCAGGAACTTGCAACAGGCCGTCGCGGGCTTGAAGGCGAGCACCAATGCCGACGATTCAGGAACAACTGGTCTCGCAGCTTGAGCCGGTCGTGCCGGGCGGCATCTATCCGCTGATCGCCGAACAGAACGTCACGCCGCCCTATGCCGTGTATCAGCGCATTGCCAGCGCCATCGAAAACACCCTAGCAGGCAACGGCCAGCCGCCCATCTTCAACACGCGATTTCAGATCGATGTGTGGGACATCACCTATGCGTCGGGCATCACCACGTGCACCGCCATCAAGGCCGCGATGGCCGCGTGGACTGTGCAAAACGTCCTGATTCTTGAACACGACGAGTACGTGACCGACGTGCGGCGCTTTCGCTTCATCCTCGACTTCTCAGTTTGGCACTACTGACCGCCCGACCCTTGACCACGACAGCCCGCGAAAGCGGGCTTTTTTCATGGAGCGTCTGACATGACCTCGACCGCAATTTCGGCCCAAGGCTCGACTCTGCAAGTTTCGAGCGGCAACGGCACTGCCAAGAGCATCAGCGGCATCGCACTCGGGAACCCGACCATCATCACGGCGACCGCGCACGGCTTCAATAACGGCGACGTGGTGACGCTCGCCGGCATCGTCGGCACGACCGTCCTGAACGGCCTCACGTTTGTGGTGAAGAACAAGACCACGAGCACTTTTGCGGTCGACTACGACACCACGGGCAGCACTGCCTATACCTCAGGCGGCACGGCAATGCCGGTTGCCTGGGTGAACATCGGCAACTTCAAGACCATCAAGGGCTTCGACGGCAAGATTGCCAAGCTCGACGCCACCAACCTCGCCAGCGTGGCGAAGGAATACCGCGCGGGCCTGTTCGATCCGGGTCAATTCACGTTCGATGTGGACGTGGACAACAGCGACGCCGGCCAACTCGCGCTGCAAAACTACAAGGTCAATGCGACCTTGGCGCAATTCAAGCTCACGCTGCCCAACACCCACACCGCCACGTGGACCGGCTTTGTCGAAACCTTCCCGTGGGATGGCGCCGTCGACAAGCTCGTCAGCGCCCAGGTGAACATCATCATCACCGGTCCCGTCACCTACGCCTAACCGATAGGGGTTTCACATGGCTCTCAGCAAAGACCAAATCCTCGGCGCCAGCGACCTGCCGAACCAAACCGTGCCGGTCCCCGAATGGGGTGGCGACGTCATCATCCGCACCATGACCGGCGCGGCCCGCGATGCCTACGAGGCGAGCATGGTGGTGTTCAAGGATGGGCAGCGCGTGGCCGATCTCACCAACATGCGTGCCAAGCTCGTTGCTGCAACGCTGGTCGATGACACCGGCCGCCTGCTGTTCACCGCCGCCGAGGAAGTCGAAGCGCTGGCGGCAAAGAGCGCATCGGTGCTCGAACGCCTGTTCCGCGTCGCGCAAGACCTGAACGGCATGGGCGCGGCGAGCGTGGAGCAAGCGCAAAAAAACTCGAATGCCGCCCCGAGCGGCGCTTCACCTTCCGCCTAGCGCTGGCGCTCGGCATGACGGTCAGGCAATTGCTGGCCGCCATCGACAGCGCGGAATTGACCGAATGGATGGCCTATGACCGCCTGGACCCATTCGGAGAGGCACGTGCCGATCTGCGGGCGGGCATCATCGCCTCCGCCGCCGCAAATCACGGTTTTGTGCGGTTGGAGAAGCCCTACCAGCCTTCGCACTTCATGCCCTTCATACAGCGCGGCGAAGAAACGCCCGTCTTGCTTGACGATCCGGACCAACAAGCCAGGCTGATCCTGGCGGCGGCTTTCGGGCGACGCGACTAGCCATGGCACTTTCCAGCCTCGTCATCGAACTCGAAGCGAACGTCGCGCGCCTGCAGAGCGACATGGCCGAGGTGCAGCGCATCGTCGGCACGAACATGCAGCGCGTGGGACAAGCTGCAAACGACGCATCGAAGCAGATCGAAAACGTCGCGCGCGCGGGGCATTCTGTCGGTCGCGTCAAGGGCGTCGATGAGATGGCTGAACAGATGAACCATCTGAATTTCAGCACGGTCGGCGCGCGGCGTGAATTGCTGGTGCTCGCGCACGAAGCGGCCAATGGCAACTGGAAGCGCTTTGCCGGCTCGCTCATGGTGCTGGGCGAGCGCGTCGATGCGATGAGTGTCATTTTCAGCAAGACGGGTCTTATGATCGGCGGCTTCGCGCTCGCCATCGGCGCCGTCACCCTCGCAGCCATTGCCGGCTACAGGGAAATGCATCAGTTCAATACCTCGCTGATCCTGACCGGCAACTATGCCGGCATGACGGCGGGCGCCTATAACGAGATGGCGAAAGCCGTGGCAGAGGCGACGGGCCACAGCATCGGGTCTTCGCGCGAAGCGGTCGCGGCGCTGACGGCAACGGGCGCTTTTACGCGCTCGCAACTGCAGCTTGCGTCGGCGGACTTCGTCACCTACGCGGCGCTCACCGGCGCCAAGACTGAGGAGGTCGCCAAGGATTACGGCAAGATGTCCGAAGGCGTCGCCAAATGGGCGGAAGAACATAACCGCTCGATGCACTACCTGTCGGCGTCCACCTACGAATACATCAAGAGCCTGGAAGAGCAGGGCAAGATCGAACAGGCCGTCACGGTCAACCTCGAAGCGCTGCATGAGCGCGCGGCCGATGCGGCGGTCAAGAATCTCGGCACCGCCGAGCGCATGTGGCGCGGCCTTGGCAATGCCGTCAGTTCGACCGTGGACGCGCTGAAGTCCATCGGCCGGCCTCTGACCACGGACGACAAGATCGAGCGCCTGGAGCAACTGCTGCGCAATCGCCAGCGCGAAGACCGTCAGGGCGTCCAACTCTACACCGGGCAGCGCGGCCCCATACCTGACATTCAATCGGCGCTTGCCAACCTGTATGAATTGAAGCGGCTTGAAGAGGCGCAGGCCGACCGCGCCGGCACGATTGCGCGCCAGCAGCAGGCCGCGATGAAGGCCGGCGACGAGCTGGACGGCGAACTCAAGCGGCTCGATAAGGCGTATGCCAAGGCCCGCGAAATCGAAGCGACCAAGAAGCGGTTTTCGGAACTCGCGGCGGGCAATCCGACCTCCAAGTTTCTCAAGGATGTCAGCGTCACCGGCAACGAAGATGCGGGCTTTGCGTTCTCGGGCGGCCTGTACGACCGCGCGATGGCCGACATCGAAAAGCGCTATCGGGACCGTGGGCAGGCCGGCATCGACCGCGCCAATCTCGATGCACGTCTGCGCCCGATAGAGGATTCGATTCGGGAGGAAAACAAGTTGCTTGCGCAGCGCGACGCCATGCTCAAAAAGTATTACGAGGCGGGCATGCTGTCGATCAGCGACTACTACAAGGGCGTCAGCAACGCGACTGACGAGCACCTTGAAAGAATCCGCTCGGGCTACGCCGCAGAAGCGGCAATTGTGCGCGATTACTCCAAGACCGCGAGCGACGAGCGGCAGCGCATCGAAGCGTCGACCAAGGCGAAGGAACTCGAAACCCGCGCGAATGAAGCCATCACCGCAGACCTGACGCGACTCAATGAACTCGTGCCGCAACAGGCAAGGGATGTCGAAGCGTATCGGCAGGAGGTCGTTCGGCTCAACGCCGAATTGGCGAAGCTCAAGGGCAACCTTGGGGGAAACGCCGCGACTGCCTTTGACCGCGCGCACGAAAAGCTCACGCGGCAGGCGAGCGTCAGCGGAGACGCCGGCACGCTCGCCACGCTGGAAGAGGCCCGCCGGCTCACGGTCGCGCAAGGTGACTTGAACGAACTCAAGCAACAGGCCCAAAAGATTACCGAAAACCTCAAGACGACCGAGGACGGTTATCGGCTCGCCGTCGACACGGGCCAACTCAACGAGTTGGATGGCATGTTGCGCATCAGCCAAGCGCGCCAGCAAGCCGCGACCGACCTGGGCAAGTTGGCTGACCAAGTGACCGAAATCGCCATGCAGTCGGGCGACTCGAACATGCTCAAGTTCGCGCAGCAGTTCGATGACCAAGTCAAGCGCATGCAAATCAGCGCCGACACGCTTGGGGCTAAGTTCGATGACGTGTTTTCCAAGGGACTCGCCACCGCCCTCGTTCAGATTGTCGACCGCACGAAGACGTGGCAACAGGCCGTGATGGGCTTCGCCAATACGATTGAGAAGACCATCACCGACTTTGCGGCCAACGCGCTCATGAAACAGCTTTTTTCCGGCATGGGCGGGGCGGCCGGCTCGGGCGGCGCGGCGGGCGGTTTCTTCGCATGGATTGCCGGCCTGTTCGGCGGCGCCCTGGTCGATGGCGGCGACGTGCAACCGGGGCGCTTCTATGAAGTGGCCGAGCGCGGCCCCGAATTGCTGCACTACGCGAACCGCACCTATTTGCTGGCCGGCAATCAGGCCGGCGCCGTGACCCCGATGAGCGCGATCAGTGGGGGCGGCGGTCGGCAGTCGATTTACCACATGAACATCAACGTACCTGCAGGCACCAGCCGGCAGACGGCGCAGCAGCAGGCGGCGGAAATCATGCGCCATGCGCAGATTGCTCAAGTCAGGAATCAGTAACGTGACCTTTCTCGAAAGCCCGCGCTTTCCCGACAATATCGCGTTCGGCGCGACGGTCGGGCCGACGTACATGACGGTCGTGACGCCGATCTATTCCGGGCGCGAGTCGCGCACCATCGCGTGGACGCAGGCGCGTTGTCACTTCGACGTGGGCCGCCGCATGATGAACGCGGCGGACACGGCGGCCATCGACGCCTTCTTCCGCTCGGTCAAGGGCCGCGCCTATGGCTTTCGCATCAAGGATTGGACCGACTACGTGGCGACGACTGTCAACGGCACGCTCGTTGCCACGACTGCGCCGGGCGTGATCCAACTCGCCAAGACCTACCTGACCGGCGCGCTTTCGGAAACCCGCAACATCACCAAGCCTGTCGTTGGCACGGCGGCGATTTATCGCAATGGCTCGCCCGTGACGGCGGGCGCGTCCCCTGGCAATGTCGCGCTCGACACCACGACTGGGCTGGTGACGTTCGTGCCTGACGCAACGCAGGGCATTACAAGCAATACGCCGGGAGCCACGACCGTGCTGAATTTCGGCGCAGCGCTGACCGGCGCGACGGTCGGCCAGTACGCTGCCATCAGCGGCGTGAATGGCACGCTTGGCACGACGCTAAACGGCAAGCTCTGGCAAATCACGGCGGTCGGCACGAATCAAATCACCGTCGCGGCCAACACGACCGGCAACACCGGCAGCGGGGGCGCCGCGTCGCTCTATCCGCAAAGCACGGACGTGCTGACCTGGGCCGGGCAGTTTGATGTGCCCGTGCGCTTCGACGTGGACGACATGAAAAAGCAAATCGTGGACCGCAACGGCCCGAACGGCGATTTGCTGGTCGATTGGGGAAGCATCCCCATCATCGAAATCCGGGTGTGACGTGCGCTCGATCTCCGCCGCCTTGCTCGCCCACTTGGCAGGCGACATCCACACCACGTGCACGCTGTGGCTCATCACGCGCCGCGACGCTCAGGTGTTCGGCTTCACCGACCTTGACCGCGACGTGACGTTCAACGGCTTCACCTACAAATCGGCGGGCGCCTACACCCATTCGCAAGTCGACAACAAGAGCGACCTGTCCACGACCAATATGGAAGTGACGGCGCTTTTCGATTCGAGCGCGATTGCGCAAGTCGACATCGAAGCGGGCTTGTGGGATTACGCGAGCGTCACGATTTCGCTTGTCAATTACGCCGACCTCACGCAAGGCGCGGCCATTCTGCAATCGGGCATCCTCGGCCAAGTGACGATGGCGAACGGCCAATACAAGGCCGAGTTTCGTGGGCTGGCGCAATTGATGCAGCAGACCAGCGGCGAGTTCTACACGCCGACGTGCCGTGCAAGCCTGGGAGATTCGCGCTGCACGGTGGCGCTCGGCCCGCTTACGGCGACGGGCACGGTCGGCGGCGTGACCGACATTTTTACGTGGCTCGACGCGAGCCTCACGCAGACCGGCCCGACCGTCGCTTATACCGACGCGCGCGGCCACAAGATACCGACCCAATCGCCCTACACCATCAAGGTCGTTCCCCCCACGGGCGGCGCGTTCGTGGCTGATGGGGGCGTCAAAGACGCATCGGGCAACGTGTGGGGCAGCGTAGGCGGCTCGCCCGGCTCGCAGCAGTACCACGTTGCGGCGGACGGCACCTACACGTTTGACGGGAACGATAACCCCGGCTGGGAGGTGTTCATTTCCTACACCTACAGCATCGGGTTTTTCGCGTATGGCACCGTGACATTCCTGACCGGCGCCAACGCGGGCTACAGCACTGAGGTGAAGAGTTTCGCGCCGGGCGTCGTTACCGTCGCGCTGCCGTTCCCGTTCCCCGTCGCGCCGGGCGACACGTACACCATCGTCGCCGGATGTGACCGCATGTTCGGCACGTGCAAGAACCGCTTTAACAACATCGTGCATTTCCGGGGCGAGCCATACCTGCCCGGCGTCGACACCATCCTACGGCCCCAATCGTCATGATTACGCGCGCGGATTTCGTGGCCGAGGCCCGTACATGGACCGGCACGCCTTGGCGGCACCAAGGCCGTTTTAAGGGCCTTGCCGTCGATTGCGTGGGGCTGGTGTTGGAGACGGCCCGCGCGCTTGGGGCTTGCGACTTCGATTTCACGAACTACGAACGCCGCCCCAACGGCGACTTGCGCACCTACTGCGATGCGTTGATGGAGCGCATTCCGCTCGCGCAAGTCGATGCGGGCGATGTGATTCTGTTCGCCTGGAATAACAGCCCCGTGCACCTCGCTATCGTCACCGGCCCCGATACCATCATCCACGCCTTTGCGATCAACCGGCGCGTGGTGGAACACCGCATCGATGACCGTTGGCGCTCGCTCATTGCGGGCGCCTATCGCGTGCCGGGGGTCGAATAATGGCGCAGCTCGTTTTCGGCGCGATTGGCGCGGTCGTCGGCTTCTATTTCGGCGGCCCGACCGGGGCAGAAATCGGCTGGATGGCCGGCGCCGCTATCGGCGGCCTCGCCTTCCCGCAGAAGCCTCCCGGCCCGCACATCAACGACTTGCGCATTCAAGACAGCGCCTATGGCAAGAGCATTCCGCGCGTCTATGGCATGTACCGCATCGCGGGCAACGTCATTTGGGCCGGGCAGCCGCACGAAGACACCTCCAGCGGCAAGGGCATGGGCAAGGGCGGCAACGGTCAGACCGTCGTGCGCATGTCGTTCGCCATCGGGCTTTGCGAGGGGCCGATTGCGGGCGTGCGCCGCATTTGGGCCAACGGGAAGTTGGTCTATGACGTGTCGAACCCGTCCAACTTTGCGGCCATCAGCGGCAGCAGTCAGATGCTGCAAAACTTTGTCGTGCACAACGGCGACGAGGTGCAATGGCCTGACCCGACGATCGAGTCGCAATTGGGCGCCGGCAACGTGCCCGCGCATCGCGGCTTGGCCTATGTCGTGTTCAACGAGTTGGACTTGTCGCCGTGGGGCAACTATCTGCCCTCGTTCTCGTTCGAGATCGTGGCGGGCCTGAACGAAATCTATGTGCAGGGCACGGTGGGCACCTACACACAGACGCCGAGCCAAGACACCGGCACGCTTTCCGGCCTGTCGGCGCAGGGCGCGATCTACATGGGTTCGGGCTACGGCGGTTCGGGCAACTACTCAGGCATTTGGGTCGGGCAGATCACGGCCAGCGGCGCCCAGCTTTGGAACCCCTACGGCACGACCGCGAATTTCTTGCCGGCTGACCCGATTGGATGGGTCGCCACGCCGACCGCTTGCTGGTCAGACTACCCCGGCCTGTTTGCGCCGGGTTCAAGCGGATGGAATTGGTACGATCCGAGCGGCGCGATTTTCCACGGGCCGCCCACGGGCATCCCGAGCGGCGCGGCGGGGTCGGGGCGCAGTTTCGTCAAGATCGGTAACAACATCTGGTGTTCGTGCAACTACGGCGGCAACAGCTACCCGATTGTCGGCTTGACGCTGGGCATCGCCAACAACGCAAGCGGCGCAGGGTCGATCTTTGCGACCTCGACGGTGCAAAAGCCGTTCACGGTGCTGGGCGTGACGAGCACGTATGTCTACGCCTCGGACGGCGCCGGCAACCTCTATCAGTTCGATGGGGTTTCGCTTGTTCAAACGAACATGTGGAGCGGCCTGGACAGCGGCTCACTGCAATATGTGCAATGCGGTCACGCCGTCGACGACCGGCACGTCTACATGTACGGCGGCGGCAAGCTCTATGTGTTCGATGCCACCACGGGCGCGCTGACCGTGCTCGGCTCGGGGTTCTCGGCATCCCCGCAGACCATGCAGGTGCTGGGTCCCGGCCTCGTCATGCTCGGCGCGGCGGGCGGTGCTGGCGGCACGCTGTACTACATCGCCCTGACGTTCCAAAGCGCCGGCACCTTCGGCATTCCGCTCTCAAACATCGTGGCTGACATTTGCGGTCGGGCGAGCCTTGCGACCACGCAATACGACGTGTCGCAACTGACCGACAACGTGGCCGGCTACGCGATCACCTCCAACACCACGGCGCGCGACAACCTCAGTCCGCTCATGAGCGCGTACTTTTTTGACGCGACCAATGCTGACGGCAAGTTGACGTTTGTGAAGCGCGGCGGTGCGTCGGTTGGCACGTTCGCCTATGGCGACCTGGGCGCATCGACCGCCGTGGGCGACACGGCCAACGAAACCCCGCTGCAAATCGTGCGCGCGCAAGAGTTGGACTTGCCGCAAAAAATGACGCTCACGTATGTGGGCCTGAACAACGACTATCAGCAAAATGCGCAAGTCGCGTTTCGCTCGTCCACGAAATCGAACAAAGAGGCATCGCTTTCGGTCGCGGTCTGTTTGAGCGATGACGAGGGCTTGCAGAAAGCACAGTCGATGCTTTGGAATGCGTGGCTCTCGCGCGAGCAATTCACGTTCACGACGACACTCGCGTATCTGAACTATGTGCCCAATGACGTGGTGACGCTGCAAGGCGCGGGCGGCGCAAGCTACACGGTACGCTTGGTCGACTGCCAGTTCGACGCGCAAGGCGCGCTCAAGTGGACCGCGCTGTCGGAAGCGCCGGCCATCTACACGTCGACGGCGGCGGGCGGGCCACCGGCAGGGTTCCCCGCCCAGCAACTCCCCTACAACGGGCCGACCCAGCTCGCCGTGCTCGACGTGCTGCCGCTGCGCACGCAAGACACCTCGCCCGGCCTCTACCTCGCCGCGAGCGGCTATGCGGCGTCGTGGCCCGGCTGCACCGTCGAAATGTCGCGCGACGGCACCAGCTTTACCGACCTGATTTCGATTGCCGATGCGTCGGTCATGGGCGCCACGCAAAGCGCGCTGGGCAACTTCGGCGGCGGCAATCAGCCCGACGAGTTGAACACCGTCACCGTGCACGTCGAAGAGGGCACCTTGGCGTCTGTCACCTATGCGAACTTCCTTGCCGGCAATAACGCGGCCTGGATCGGCGGCGAAATCGTCTTTTTCCGCAATGCCACGCTGATCGCGGCCAACACCTATCGGCTGTCGGGGTTCCTGCGCGGCGTTGGCGGTACGGAATGGGTCACGAGCACGCACGCCGTGGGCGAGGCGTTCGTGTTGCTCGGCAACGCGCTCGCGCCGGTCGGCGTCAACGTGCACGACATCGGCACGCAGCTTTCTTTCGAGACGCGGCTTATGAACGTCTTCGCAGGAACGCCCGGCCCGGTCTTGAAGTTGACCCCGACCAACGCCCGGCAACAACCGCTTGCGCCGGCCAAATTCCGCGCGCAGCCGGGGTCGGCGGCGAGCCTTGCCGACATTTCCCTGTTCTGGACCCGGCGCGCACGCATCAATGCGCAATGGTTGAACGGCGCCGACGTGCCGCTCGATGAACAAGTCGAATCGTATCAACTGACCATCAGCAACAGCGGCGGCACGCCGGTTCGCACCGTCACCGTGACGGCTGCGCAGACCTATATCTACAGCGCTGCGAACATCACTGCCGATGGTTTCAGCAGCGGCAACACGATCAATTTCAGCGTGGCGCAAAACAGCGACCTGGGCATCTTGGGCCGCGCCACCGCCGCGTCGATGACGAGGTAAGCCATGTCCAACAGCACGACCTTGCTCGACACCATCGCGGCGAACCAAGCCGCGAAAGAGGTGGTGGTCAATGCCTTGCTCGACGCCGCCAGCCCGTCAACGCTTTGGGGCCGGCACGCGAGCGCGTGCAATGGCCTGACCTGGGGCTACTACGGCGGCAACTATCAAGTCGGGGCGACCGCCAACGCCATCGCCAATGGCACGTTGACGCTTGCGGCCAGCACGACGAACTACGTCTATGCGAGTGCCGCGACCGGCGCCGTGTCGGTCAATACAACCGGTTTCCCGGCTGGCACGATTGCGCTCTATTCGATTGTGACCGGTACGACGACCGTGACGAGCTACACCGATCAGCGCAGCTATCAGCCAAGCGGTGCGGCGCCGGCCTCGGGCCTCTATGACGTGGGCGGCTACATCGAAGGGCTGGCCTCAAACAATGAGGTGGTTTGGAAGTTCTACAGCCCGCGCGCCTGGACGCTGCCCGCTGGCGCCTCGGGTGGCGCGGGCGCGGATACCGCCGCCACGGCCTCATGCACGTTCACCCTGCAAAAAAACGGAAGCGCCATCGGCACCGTGACCTTTGCAGCGGCGGGGACGGTGGGGACCGTCTCGATTACGTCGTCAACGAGCGTCGCCGCAGGTGACGTGCTCACGCTGGTCGCGCCGGCCGCCGCTGATGCGACGCTGGCAGACATCGCTTTCACGCTGGCGGGTACGCGCCCGTAAGCCCCAAACACCAACGCCAAGAGAAACGCCCTTCGGGGCGTTTTTTTTCGCCCATAGGGAGCCAAGCCATGACGCTAGGAATCGCAGCGGCGGTGCGTAACGCCATGCTGAACGCCATCACCACGCAGGCGGGCGGCAGCGCCGTTTTGACCATCTACAACGGCACGCGCCCGGCCACGGGCGGGACAGCCACGACCGCGCTTGCGGCGCTGACGTGCAACGCGACCTTTGCGCCCGCCGCATCTGGCGGCGTGCTGACCCTCAATTCGATCAGCAACGCGACCGCATCCACGACCGGCACCGCGACATGGGCGCGGCTCACGACCTCGGGTGGCACGTTCCTCATGGACATGGATGTCGGCACGTCGGGCAGCGACGTGAACCTCAATTCGACGGCGATTGCGTCGGGCGCGACCGTGAGCGTCACGTCTGCAACGTTCACCGCAGGCAACCCGTAACCGCGAGGACACATCATGGCCGTCACTCTCTACAAATCGACCGATACGAGCGCGCCGACGCTGACCGGCGCCGTGGGATCGCTCGTCGCGTTGCTCGATGCGATTCTCGTCAACGGCTACGGCTCGCAGTCGGCGGCGGGCTGGACGATTGCCTACACCGGCACCAACAAACGCGACTACAAGCAAGGCACCGGCAGCAACAGCTATTACCTGGACATTGACGACTCGGGGCCGACCACGGCCAAGGAAGCGCGCATGCGCGGCTATGAAGCAATGACCGCGCTCGGGACCGGCACGATGGCCTTTCCCACGTCCTCGCAATCGTCGTTCGGCGTGGTATGCCGCAAGTCGACCACGGCGGACAGCACGGCGCGGCCTTGGTATTGCGTGGCCGATGCGACGTGCTTTCACCTGTTCGTGGATACGGGCGACTACACGGGGCCAGCGTATTCGATGGCGTTCTCGTTCGGGGATTTTTTCTCCTACAAGAGTGGCGACACTTACAACACGGCAATTGTCGGGCGCAGCGGCGAGAACCAAAGCAGCGACGGGTATGAATCGTTGCCCGTGCTCACGCCTAGCGGCGTGCTCAACTCGGCAGCCGGCGTTGCTCCGGGTTCCTATATCGACCGGCTTTGGACCGGCGTAGGCGGCTCTACGCCAATCGGAAAGATGAGCGGGGCCGCGATCTATGGCAGCGTCAGCACAAGCATCCCGACCGTCATTGGCTCGGCTTCGGCGCCGCTGTCCTATCCGAATGGCCCCGACAACGCGCTGGAATTGGCACCGTTGTTCCTGCTCGCCCACGGGTCGATTCTCGGCTACCTGAAAGGGCTTTGGTCGCCCATGCACTACCAACCGTGCGGGCATGCCGACACGTTCACCGGCACGGGCAACATGGCCGGTAAGTCGTTCCTGGCGCTCAACGTGCGCAGCACCGTGACGATCAACTCAAACAACGCGAACGGCACGAACGCACAGGGGCAAATCGTCGTGGAAACCTCGAACACGTGGAGCTAATGCCATGGCTTCGCATGTGTATTGGCGCCTCAATTTTTCGGGGGGCAACGGCAACAATATCAGCCTTGCGGAAATCGAAATGCATACGTCGGTCGGCGGAGCGGACGTGTGCACGGGCGGCACGGCAGGCGGCACGAACATCAACAGCAGCTTTCCCGCTGCCAACGCTTTCGATGACAACCTGGCCACCGATTGCGAATTGACCTCATCGTCAAGCGGCACGATTAGCTATCAATTCGCCAGCGCCCAGGCCATTGTCGAATACGTCGTGACAAGCTCCGCCTCGCTGGCCGCGACCTATGCGCCGAACGCCTGGACGTTTGAATACTCTGACGACGGCTCAACGTGGACGATTGCCACCTATGTGCGCGGGCAGGCGTCGTGGAGCACGAACGAAGCGCGCACGTTACCCGTGAACGCGGGCGCGGAGACCGGCAAGAAGTCGAATCCCTCTCTGCCCGCCATGCAGAGCACGCCGCCCACTGGCAACGGCGCCCGCCTGACCGGCATGCGCTCTGCCGGGACGGGCACGACGGTTTCCGGCACGGTCAGCGTGGCCGGCACCGGCACAAGCGGCTTGCTTGTCGTCGTCTACGACAAAATCTCGCGCCAGCCCATCGGGCAAGTGCTCTCGGGCGCGGGCGGTGCGTACAGCGTCAATTGCGGCGGCTTCACTGACGTGTATGTCTGCGCGTTCGACCCGACCACGTATCAGATGATCGGGTACGACGAGGTGGTGCCGGGGTAGGCGATGCCATACACGCCGCCCGCCCACAACGCCGTGAATTTCAACTTCAGCGGCAGCTACACGCCCCCGGCTCACTACGCGGTCAATCTCAGTTTCACGCCGCCGCCCGTCAACGGCACGCTCACGGCCAGCCTTGCGAACGTGACAGCGGCCATCTACGAATCGGAAACCTATACCGGCCCGCTGGCGTCGACGCTTGCCAACTTCACCGTGAGCGCGAGCGGTGGCGAGACGTTCAGCGGGCCGCTGGGGGCCACGCTCGGCGCCACGACGGCCAACATCACCGCGTCGGTCAGCCGCAGGCGTCGCACGGTTTCAATCAACTGCACCTAGCGAACCATCATGGATATGCAATCGCTGCCGCCCTCGGGCGGTTTTTCTTTTTTGGGGCACGTCATGGACGACATCAAAGACACGGCGGCGTTCAAGGAAGCCGTCAAGCAAGCCATCAAGGAATGGCTCAATGAACAGTTCGCCGCGTTCGGGCGCTGGACGTTCTACGGGCTGTGCTCGATGGCGCTCGGTGGCATGACGTACCTCGCGCTGACCTACTTCACCAAAAAATGAGGGGGAACCCAATGAAATTTCGATTGATCGATGAATGGCGGCAAGCTCACACCTTCGCCAGCGTCCGGTTGGGCGCGCTCTTCGCGGCGCTCTTTGGCATTGGGCCCACGCTCATCTCGGCCTGGGGTCTGCTGCCAGATGACCTGAAGGCGCAGTTGCCGCAAGGATGGGGCCGAGTGATTGCCACCGCTGGCTTT